GAGCAAGATATACCAATTCAGGCACCGGTTGAATTAGACTAAAATCAACCACTACGCAGGGTATCAAAAGATACCCTTAAATCGGAGATACGGACAAAGTCCGGATACTCAACAACATGGATACCAACTTCTGATAAATAGCGGCCTCACACACGTTAATGTGGTGGAAACCTTATTAATAAACTGTGAAAAGTCTATCTAACAGATTAGTTGGTGAATAGAAGAAAATAACTTCCTACATTCCATGAAGTCCCTTAAGGAGGCTATCGTAACTTTCGATAACTTCCAATGCAAAATTGGGACTATCAGGAAATGAAGGAAGATTAAAATTCTTCGGTTCAAGAGGCTTATCTAAACCTTTTTCAAAGATGTCCTTATCAAATAAATTTACTTTATAATCCTTGACTACTTTTAATAAGTAGTCTGGTTTTACATTTAAATCAATGATAGGGGTAAGAAACTTCAAAGCAACAGTTGTTGCATTTGGAGTTCCTTTAACAGCTTCGATAAAAGATCTTCGAAAAGCCTCATATCCAAATTCTATATTAGAATCTAAGAAATTTAAAAGAAAAATTCTGTCTATTTCAGACTGAATCTCTTTCTTTACCATATTATCATTAAAAGGAATATTCAAAACCTTTAAAAATGATAAAGATGGTAATTCTCTTATATCTTGACATAGAAAAAGCTCCCTTAAATGAGAATTTGATGTAACACGTTTTTTAACCCGACTCAAATCCGGAATACCAATGAAATCTTCATGGTACTCAGAAATTTGAACTGGTTTATTAAACTGTTCATCCATCTTCTCAATAAGGGATTGTTGTAATGTATCATTTGAAAGATATGGAATGGATATGCAGCCTTTTTCAGGCTTAATCTTTTTTAGGAGATCATGTAAATAAATTAAGATATTAGTACGTTTCGTACGAACATCATGTTTATCTACATCTCCCCAATTAAGTGCAAGTCCACCATGGCTAACTGGAACATCAATATCTCTAACTGTACGAGACAACTTAGATCGATTAATCGATCTAAATAAATCTTTAACAGATTGAGGTGATGTTTCACTCATCATAATTTCCAAATCTCTCAAACATTCTCCTAGAACTTCAGAACGACGATCTAAAACCCGTTGTTTACCAGAATCTAATACAGTTCCCCTATAAATTAATTGGGAATTAACTGTACCAAAATTCGAATGAATATAATTCTTACCCAAAGAAAGTGATAAACCAAATTGGTTTACCTTATCTTTCCAAATGGGATAAGAAGTACGCTTAGTTCGCATAAGAATATCGTCACCATTAATTAAATATTTATGGGTCGGTACTCCAGCAGCTTTAGCTGTACAATCATTCAGTAAACAAAGAAGAGGAAATGAAAGTAAAGATCCCATTAATTGACCAGACCTTTGTAAAACAGGTGTTAAACCAGTTTTCTTAGGATAGACCAATAAATGTGGTGAAATTTCTTTCATTGCCCACCTCTTAGTGGGTTCATGATCAATAGACTCTAAAATACCTTCCATTAAAGCCTTTGAGGCTTCAATAGGAATTGAATCTGTAGCCGCGGTATAATCACCCGAAATCCAGACATCATCAGGATCCGATTTCTCGTAAATCCTTTCGATGGCTGATTCCAAGTTATTTGTACCATGCGTCAAGCAGAATTGTTCTTCTGTCCCTAAAGCAAGCCACATGGCTCGCTGTAAAGGTTTTAAACAGAAACAATCTGCAACTCCTGCTGTAATAGTCCTTACCTTAAGTGGTTCCACAATTGGTTCCACCCTTACAGGTAAAGGCTCTACAGGAGGAAATGCATCAAATTCAATTGAATAGGTATTTGATCTAATCTCAGGAGAAGCATCGAAACCTAAACTGGTAGGAAGAAAAGGATTAATTTCCTTTTCATAAAATTCCTTTCCAATTTGAGTTTCAGGTGTTTCTACCTGTGATTTTATCGTTTGAGTCCACGTTCGTCTAATGTTATCATGAAATTTTATTCTATCACGATACACATCTAAGATACAGGAAAGAGATTCAGTTTGAATCTCTTCCCAAGTATCTTGTTTAAAAACAATTCTTTTATGTTCTGTAGATTCCATCGTTTCTTTACGAAACACTGGTCTACGTTGAAAAAAAAGTTTGTTTATTGTACCGTGACTATAGTTAAAATCTCTATTCTTACTAAGAAGATTATCAGGACGGATCCAAATAGGATCGTCCTTAAGCTTATGTAGTTTTTTAAATTCTACAAATAATGGAATATGAATTCGTCTCCAAAAAGAGGCGTCATCTAAAATTCCACATGAATCTTCATAAATGTAATTAAGAGTTTGACCATAGACAAGATTGCTTGTCGCGATGATAATAGGTGAGGTAAATAACCTCCCTTTTTCTGGTAAATCAGCCATAGGAAGAACATAAGGATTACAAGAAACCAAAGTTTGGAATTCTTTAATATCCTTTCCTCCTAAAGACTGACCCAGATCATCTAATATCGTTATTGGTTGATGGTTATATCCATCCCAATGTTCTGTATTACACGACCGGCAATAAGTTAGATCTTTTCTCTGTACACCTGGAAATAATTTAGAGAGCATACTTACCAAATAAGGAAGTATACTACTCTTACCCATTCCGGGTTGACCAAACAATCCTATAACTAAAGGTTCCATCCTATCTGTTTCAACAGATGGTTGGTCTTTATCAATAGAATTCTTTAATCTATTCTCATAAACTAAATTTCCTTTTACCCCACCAGTTTGGCGAGGAAAAGCAAAAGTTGCTTTATTAGATGGATTAAATCCGTGATTGGGTTTATAGAACTTTCGTACTATTTTCCCAAACTTTCTTCCTCTTTCACGAAGAGTTATAAGAGTTTCCTCAGGTAACTTCTCTGTGTCAGAAGAAAGTTGTTCACGGTGTTTGATTAATGTATCAAGAATAAATTCCTCTGGGACCTCTTTACATAATACTTTAGATTGTAATAAAGAAAAGAAAAAATTAATTTTCTTTTTCTTATCTAAATTATTAATAAAAGGTCTCATTTTGTAAGGAACCAAATTAAAATGGGTTCCTTCAGGTAATTCATCTTGATCCATAGATTCAGAGACATGATAACATAATGAGTTCTTTAAGCATTTTATAATCTCTTTTTCTCCTTTAACATTTAAATGTCTAAGTTGAGAATAAATATGAATAAAAATAGCTGTCAAGTGATTTTTTCCTTTTAATGAGAAGGTCATGTTAGACCTCCTCTGTTCAAAAGGTTCCCTTGTTAGCTTTTTCATGTTCATTGTGAGATAAAATGCCCAAGAAATGCGTAGTGAGTGGGACAATCTCCTATAATCTTTAAAAATCATAGGAAATGTTCCACAAATTTTATTAAGTGGTAAATCGTTAAGAATCATGAAATTTAAAGGGTTAAAATCCTTTTTCTTATGCATGGTTCTCCAACGTTGTTTTACCGCTTTTCCAGAAGTCATTACTCGTCGTCGAGCAGAAGAACGATCAAATAAAATCGTTCGTCCGCCCGGGAGGTTTATTTCCTCCAACGATTCATCTAAATGAATCAATGACATGACTACTGGGTCTAATCGGACTTCAGCTAAGAAGTGAGCTCTTGAAAAGAACTTATCTTCAAAGCAAGTCCATCTTTTTAGAATGCCCTCCAGCTCTTGTGATACAATAGTTTCCGTATCACTCGGATAGTCTCTCTTTTTCGGGGAGACGTCCTGTATTGAAGGTTTCTTAATCAGATAATTTCGACTTTATGGATGATTAATCCAATAAAGTCTAGCCTTTTAAGGTAGATATTTGATAGAATTACTTTCAAGATGTGGGGTACATCTAAATAATTCAACCAATCTTCCCTCGGTTGTCCTGTAAAGGACTACTTTCCACCGCTTG